ACTGTAACACCTGTATTTGCCGTATAAAAATTCATCCTATCAACAGTTTGATAACCATTAGAAGTAGATGACGTTCCTCGTTGAGCCACTTGCATAGCTCCGTTAATTATTAAATTGCGATTTTGTCTATTACTTAAGTTGGCAGTACACGTTCCATCAGTATTGTTGACAGTAATAGCAGCACTAGTAGCTCCTACCCCTTTTATCGAATTTACTTTGATTTCACTCATGGTTAAGTATCTCCTAAACGAATAAAAATAAATCCAGTCCGAATGAAAGTATTAGTAGCTCCTCTAATGTTACTACCTGAACTAAGGGATGATGCTGTAAATTTAACTTTGACTTGATCAATATCAGTAACATCTAAAAACGCAAAACTTGTTCCACTTCCCCTTCTTCCTCCAGTACCATTATTACCATCAGTAGCCCTAGTATGCTCTACATAAGAGCTATTATTTATTGTTACATTCGTAGTGAGAAATACACTATCAGATCCAGCACATTCAAAAACACCATTGCAAATTACTAAATATTTGCCTGTTCTTGGAAATTTAAAAATACCACTTGTTTCTTCCATTCCAGTACCAATCTGACTTGCTGCACCTGTTAAGTTATTTCTAGATAAATTGCTTGTTAAATCACCATCTGATGTTTTGTCTGCGGTTAAATACCATTGATCAAATTCTGATATTCCATTGACAGTTGCCATTGTTGCGTCTGCAACGTCTGGTAATGTAAAAACTCTATTATTAGCAGAAGAAGAAGGTGCTTGTAAGCTGAAAGACCCACCTCCTGATGCAGAATTAAGTTTTATCTTTGCGGTCATTTATGCAGCCTCCAGTGCAGCGACTTTTGTTTCTAAAGTAGTAACTTTAGTATTTAGCTCTTGAATTGCCTTTGTTAATAAAGCAACCATATTTCCATAATGTATGGCATCTGGTTGATTGCTATCATTATATTCAACAAAATTTGTAAGTCCTATATCGTGAACATCCTCTGCTATAAATCCAGCATAAGTAGTATCATCAGCATTTTCACCTGTTGCATTACTTTTAAAAGTTTTTGGTTTAAGTTTTAAAACATCTGCAAGACCCCATGATGTTGCATCAGCAATATCTTTTTTATATCTACTTGAGGACGTTGACCTCAAGAAAAGCCCAGCTTGTGTTATAAAAAGATTTGCACTTGAACCTGTTGTTTGAGAATATGTTGCTTCAGTTTGTATTCTTCCAGAGGTAATTATTGAATTTCCAACAGTTGTTACAGCAGTTGGAGATCCCATTATTAATTTACCTCCAGAATCAAGTTTGCATTGATCACCCCCATTTGTGCGAAAAATTAATTCGCTAGCACTGTGGTCGTAGCTAATCGCTCCAGCATCTTCATCCTCTGGATCACCAAAATTTAATTTTCCACGAGAATCATTTTTCGAAATTATAGAAATACCACAATTAGCATCTCTTTCAACCACCAACTCTGTACTTGATCCTGCAGCATATGACCTTCCAGTGCTTGTGTGAATAATTTCTAGATGTGCGGTTGGAGTTCCTTGATTCATGCCAACACGCCCTGTAGAGTCTATTTTTATTCTTTCAGTTCCATCTAAAGAACAAGCCATAATATTATTTCCAAAGACAATTCCAGTATTAGCATCAACCCCTTTTACGGCTGGCGTGGTCGATGATCCGTCAACTCCAGAAATACCAGTTGTTCCATTAAGAGTAAGTGACATAATTAAACGATAGTGACTACTGAACCTGCTGGAATCGTGAGGACTGCACTGATAGTAAGCGGCCCAAAAACTCCTGCATTTATATTAGACGTTCCATCACCGATTGTATAGTCATTGTTCATAGTGTTTTCATTTTCGTGAAATACAGCTTCTTTTGGTGTTCCTCCTCCAGTTGCACCACCACCTCCTCCAATTGCACCCCATACATTATTTGCATATCCTTCAAATTCATTAGTTGTTGAATTATATCTAAATTGTCCGTTTGCTGCTGCTGGTTGACCAGACTGACCAGGTTGTTGTGCAGCAGTTCCTACAGGAACTTTTAAAAATCCTGTAGAGTTCATTGCTACATCACCTGTCATAACAGGAGTTGCTGCTACAACATGACCAAAGTTTGCTTCGTTTATTTTTCCTAAACTCACATAAGTTGCACTATCTCCCGAAACTGCTGTTGCTATTTTTAATTCGTTAGTAGATGTATTTATATGAGGTTGAAATTGAGCTATATTTGCTGCTCCTGATGGATCGCTACTTCCAGAACTTAATGTTCTTAAAGCTGTAAAAATTTCATTGAGCTTTGAACGTACAGCAACACCAGTTCCATTGGCGGTATTATAATTATTACCTGTTTCACTGGTGGTTGATCCTGGTCTAGCCATCTAAAAAACAAATATTGATCTCATTCTAACTTGCTTTACCAAATCCGACAGCTTGATAGGTGAAATTTCTATCAACTGAATTATTTGATGAGTTTTTAAAATGAATTGTAAATCCAGTGCCACTAATGTTTGATAATTCAAAAAAATCTCCAGAACCCATATTCTGTGCTGTGATACCGATAGAAGGTAAACTGCTATTTACTCCGCCAAGAGCAGACGTTCCAGCAAAGAAAGGATGTTGAAATGTAACAGCTTTTTCTCCTGCACCACTTGCTATCGTTGCAGGAGATTGTTCTGTTCTCCGTTGTAAGGTGGCTGTATATCCTAACTGAAATACTCTTATATCCTGTGCAGGATCTTCACTTGAAAGATTTACTCTGAATTGAAAACCTCTTCCTTTATAAGTTCCATTTGCAAAAGTTTGAAACGCACTATAAGTAGGAGATCCACTACTAGGATCATCCTGAGTAACACGAACTTGCATGGTTGCGTTTACCTTTGTAGCTGTCAATCCCTCAAAATCTGTTCTTAAATCAAAATCTGGTATTGAATCAATTAAATCACTAGGATAAAAAGCTTCTGTTAAAAAATGACGTTTTAGATCCAAGCTATATACATCACCTAAGTCTAAAAACGTACCTCCTGCTGTACCTCCAAATTCATAAGTACCAGATGAAGATATGCCACCAATATCATCTAACGAACCAACAACATCAAAATCAGTAACATCATCAAATAATCCTACTCCAGTAAGGTTTAAAGAATTTGTTATAGCATCAAAAGCAACATTAGTTTTTGTTCCTTGAAATTTTGGTACATCCTGATCTTCTCTTCTTGTTAAAACTGTTTTAGCATCAATATTATCTGGTAAATCTAAAATTACACTTGCTTCACCAGCACTGAACCTACCTCCATCATCTTGAAATTTTAAAATATATTCTCCTTCCAAGTAAGGAACTTCAGCAGTGGTAGTATTTCCTGCTAACGCTTCAATAAGATCAGTAGCATTAGAAAAAGATCCCGTTCCATCAACTTTTGGAGAATGTCTTACATAAACACGACCACCATGAGTAACATCTAAATCTGTTGATAAATTCCAACGTAATCTTACAAGTTTTTCATTTATTGGTTCGCCTGTAAGTCCTGATACATCAGCAGGAACAGCAGTTTTACCAATAGTATTGAAAGTATCAGTTGTAGCCTCAGCACTGGCTTTTAAAGCTGCGTTTAAAGTAAAAACAGATACTTCATAAGCACCAACTTGCGAATTAACTATTTCAAAATCAGGACTACTGACTATGGTAGAAACAATATTGTTATCTTCAAATCTATAATTAACCATGTAATTTGATGCACCATCAACAGGTTGCCATCTCAGTAACAACTTAGAAACAGGTTGATTATTTATTAATACAATAACTTCTTCTGCACTTAATCCTTGAGGAGGTGGTTTTGGTAAATTTATATTAGAGATGACTTGAGGTGTTAGCTGTTCACCCTCTTCGATGAAATCATATTTTTCTTTTACATAGGCTAATGCAGATATTCCATAATTAATGCCATCTCTCTCTTCTACTGACATTACTCTAAATTGCTGTGAATTGATTGAATCATTCTCAAGCATCCAAACACTATTAGAATTAGGTGCTTGGGTTAATGCACTTGCTAATGTAATTATTTTTCCTGAAATGCTACTAACATTTTTTGTTTCTACTGTTCCATTAGGCATTATTACACTTAATTTTGGATTGTTTTGATCTGATAAATCTGTAGAGTCTGAATCATCAACAGTGATTTGAGTTGTAGTTGCACTACTAATTCTTCCTGCTCTTCTTACTCCTGCTCTGGCAGGATCAGCAATACTAATAATCGTTCCAGGTCTTACAACAATACCTGATTCCATTGAAGCGGAAAAAGTTACAACTTCTGTTTCTCTTTGTTCAGCAAAAAGTATTGCTTTTGCAAATCTTCTGGCTTGACCTCTGCTTGTACAACCTAATGCTTTTACTCTTTTTAAATTATGCCCATATTTATTTTTATAAGCTGCCTCCGCTTCAACCTCTTCAAAATCTAGATCTCTTGTGTCCATATTAAAATAAGACACTGCTACAACTGTAGCTCTAGTTTTTAAACTACTACCTGTATAACTAAAACCCTCTGGCCCGACATTAGCCATCGTAAATAGATAGCTAGGATCTTTTGGGCTATCTTGTGTAAGTTGTAATGCTCCTTGTGCCCAGATTGGCATACATCTCATAATCCCTGACAAAGTATTAATTACAGTAAAAGCTTCAACACTGGTCTGAATATTAATATTACAAGCAAATCTAGCTTCTTTTCCACCAAAACCATCATCAACAAGTTCATTAGAAAACTTACTTGCAGTTATAAAAGAAAATAAATCTAAATTACTATCAACAATATGATTACCTAATCCATATCTAGTATTAGTAAGTAAATCAAGAAGTATTAAAGCAGGGCACGTTGTCCATTGAGCAGCACCCATAACTCCATTAAAAATATAACCATTAGGATAAACAACTCTTCCAGTTTGTAGGTCAACAGTAGGAGTACCCGATCCACTTGCTCCTGCTCCTGGTATTCTTACTTTTACTCCTCTTATTCTAAATTTTCTAGCAGGAATTCTAGTAAAAAACTCTGAATCTAATCTTAATTTTGTATATGCACTATTAAGGTATCTGTTGGAATCATCTATAAGTTCTGAATATGATTGCCAAACTAAATCTCTTTGTATCCTATCTGTACTATCATCAGAAGTTTTTAAAACTCTTATATCAATAGGATGAGCACCACTAAGATTTATTCTGTAATCTCTGTTATAGGCATCTGCTGTTCTACCAACAATATTATCCGTAACTTTAGTTACAAAACCACCACCATTATTTTGAATCTGAATTTTTAAATTAACTCTAGAGCCAACAACATCTCCATCATCTTTTTGTTCTTGTAGTGAAGGTATAGTTATAGTTACTCTTACAGCATCTAAGTCAGTATTATTTGTAAGCTGTCTTGTTACGGCATTGGTATTACCCTTTTTAACTTCTACACCAACATTAAATAAAGATGAGCTTCCTTTAACTCCTTTCATTTTAGGTTGGTTTCCTGTACCAAAACGAACATCAAAACCTACATCTTTATGATTAAATTGAGAATTTGATGGATTAGCTGAGTTTGCGCTGGCTTGCAATATAGGTGTGTTATCTAAAAAAATATCTTTTTTTGCAGCATTTAAATATGCCGTTGTACCTTTTGTCCTTCCTTCTTTTGAAGCAGTAGCAAAACCCTCTATCTCTCCTTCAGAAATTAAATCAATTAAAGTAGCAAACTGTTTACTGTGTAAATTATCTTTAGCAATACTTGGTGGTTCACTTTGATTACCACCTTTGCTGCCACCACCACCAGATCCTATAATCTGCTTATTTTTATCAATCATGCCTGTACCGCAACTGTATCAATATCTCCACTTATAACAACTGACCCTGTAAATATTTCACCATAGACAATTGGAACTGGAGTACCAGCCCTAGCTGTATTTTGCGTTCCAGCAAAGTTAAAGGAAATTTGTGGATTATCTTCATTCGTAGGAGTCTCGGTGGGATAAAGCATTTCACTAACACCTTGAAGCAATAGTCCAGCACCGATAGCACTCAAACCTGTACCAATAGCTGTGCCTAAAACACTTCCAGCGACAACTCCTGCTCCTGTAGCTCCTGCTGCTGATACACCTAAGAAACTTGTTGTACCAAACAATCCTGCCCCTGGAAAGAAGAATGACGCTCCAATTAATAATCCTCCTAATAAAAAATTTCTAAAACCGCCTCCTGCTCCAGCAATCATTGGTACAATATGAATATCTTGTTCTCCTATTGGATCTGTTATCTCATCTTCATTTATTGTATAATTTCCAATTTTTACTTGATAATATTTCGGAGTCATATACTTTTCTACTTCTGGAAAATTATTTATAAGAAAACTTATAGCTTGAGGTAAATTATTCACTTTAATTTCAAACTCTTTATGGCCTATAAATTTAGCCAATTCTCCATATAGTTTTAATTTACGCATCATAACGATACCTCCCTCCTGTACATTTTAATAACCAAGGTGAGTATGGTTCTCTACAAGATAGTCTATCTCCTAAATGATGTAAAACATCCCCATCTAAGAAAATAGCTACATGATTTAATCCCTGACCAAAAATACTCATTGCTAAAATATCTCCATTCATTAACTCTTCATTTGGCATTAATAATCTAAAACCTCTACTTGGTAAGTATCTTTCAAAAACTGGATCTGCTAAAAAATCTTCTACTTTTGCTGGTCTTTGATAATCCAGTAATTCAATATTCTTTTCTTCTTTATACCAATCTACAACTAACGACCAACAATCTGTTATACCCCATACCCATTCTCTTCCTAATAATGGAGCTTTATATCCACTAGGTTCGCAATAACCCCATTGTTCTGTTTTTGGGTTAACAATGTACCAAGGTAAATTAGAATTTTCACAACTAACTAAATCTGCTTGGCTAGGAATTGGAGGTGTCACTGGATGACTATGAACTATAGCTGTTATTTCACCAACAGAATCAGCTTGTACATAATCAACTGGATCAAGAATAAAAGATTGATATGAAGTCATAGACAGATTATTACAGGGATAATATTTTTCTTTACCTTTGATATTTAACAAAAGACCAACAGATTCTTTGGGATCTTCAACTTTTGCATGACTAAGAGCAGCTTCTTTCCAATCACTCATTAAATAAACGTTCCAATAGAAGGAAATAATTCTTTAGTACATACTCTTAATGGGATTCTTATATTTGCCAGGTCAAAAGAAGCAGCTAATTCAAATTGAACAACTGCTCTATTTTCTGCTGATTTTCTATCAATTTTATAAATTTCTTGAGGATATTCTGCTGTAGGATCTGGTGTTCCATAAGGGTTTGATTGACTTGTAGAGGTTACGACTGTTTCTTGTTGAATCGTATTAGGATTATTCATTGTGATTGTATTTCCCATTCCATTACCATGGACAGTACAGTAATACCTCAAATCATTTGGAGCGGTTGGATAGGCTGGTTGATAAGTTACTGTTGCGTCTGTACCAAGAGTTCCAGCGTTAGTTGTTGTTTGTTGTCCTCCAGCATCAGATTTTATTCTTAAAGGATGTCCAACATTAGAACTATGAGATTGATTAAAAATATAAGTTGACCCACGTTTCATCGTGAGTACAGGGTTAGTGACACCATCAATAGCAAAGTAATTAGAACCACTAACATTTACTACCGTAACCGTAAAAGTAACAGTTTCTACATCAGAAGGGTCAGCAATAGTTGAGGTTGTTGTTGTCGTTGAAGCTACAGGAGCGAAGTTCGCAGCATCTAAAAATCTAGCTAAAGTAGTTCTTCTTTTCACTATCGCACCAGTTAAATCATTTCCTGGAGTTACAGTATTAACATTGAGTAAAATAGCCGTAATTATATTTGTAACATTACTGATAGTCAAAGTAGGTCGAGGTAATTGACCTTTTGCATATTTAAAACCGTCTGCTTCCATTGGTATGGCAACATATGTATTTCCAGCCCAAATAATATTTCCATTATTAACTTCATTTGTGCCAGCATGAAATCTATATGTAGTTTCTGATCCATGTAAAGCTAAATCTGTTGTGAGTTCAAATAATTCAATGACCGAACCAGGGTTTATTGCTTGGGTCTCAGATACAGGATTAGCCATTAGGGTTCAAATACTTGTATAAATGTTGCATTGATTCTATTTCTATCAAAATCAAATATCTCTTTTGTAAAAGAAGCACAATACCATTTAAAAGTAATAGATGAATCAGGAGGCGACCAATCAAAAGATGCCCCATCAACTTTTCTCGCTTCTAAAAATGTTTCAATTTCATTTGCATCTTCATTATCAACATTAAAAACTAAACTCCATTGTTTTGCTTTTTGATTTAAACCGAAAGTAAATCTTTGCTGATAACCATCACCAAACTGAACTGTTCTAGTATTAGTAATATCAGTTTTATTGGCAGAGAAAGTAGGATTATAACTAGGGAAAGTAGCCATTATCTCAATAAACCTCCAGGTCTTCTTTGTTTTAATAATTCTGATTGTATCGCTACAGAAATAAGTCTGCCAAGTTCTTTACTTTGTTGTTCATCACCTTGAACAGATGATCCAGAGGCATCTACATTTACGCTGATGTTTGTACTACCTCCTCCTAGTTTGTCGTTAGGTATTATTGTGCCTGATCTTCTTGGTACGAATAGTTCTGGGCCACGTTCTCCTACTACTGAAGCCTTGCCAACAGGGGGTCTACCTCCCCTTGCAAATCCTAATCCCGTTAAACTTCCAAAGAAACCAGGAGAAATACCTTTTAAAATCGTATTCACACCAAGTTTTATAAGAGTAGAACTTAAATCATTTAATATTGACTTTGCAGCATCACCTAAAGTCTTGGTTTGCATTATTGCAGCACTCAAATTATCAGTAATACCAGAAGCAATAGATTGACCAATTATTTCAAAATTAGAAGATAATTGTTTTGCATTATCAGCCAATTTTTTAGTTTCTACATTTTCACGAACTAATTCATCTACCGTTAAACCTTTTGCCTCTAATTGCTTTAACTGAGTCTCAGATATATTCTTGTTTAAATCATCTATATCTCTTAATATTGTTGCTTCTTCTACTCCTTTTTCTATTATCTGATTATTAAAAGATATTTCTCTTTGAAGATTTTTGATAGTTTCATCGGCTTGAATTGCATTTGCAGCTTTTTCTAAAAGCTTAAGTCGTTTTGCTTCGTTCTCTACTACTTTCTCTACAGTTTCTAATTCTGTTTTTCTTTTATCGTTTGACTCATCTAAAATTTTATTTACCCTTTCATCTCTCAAATCTTCAGGAAGAACAGGATCTAATATCGGTGCTCCACCAACTCCTTGACCCATATTGGCAAATGCAGCAGTTAATCTGTCCATAAAAGTTATTCGTTTTGCATCCTCAAGATTTTCTTTTGCTTTTTGGTCAACAATACTTTCTTGTAAGCCTAAATTTGTTTTTGCTGCATCATTTAATAAATTTTGACGTAGAAGTGCGTCTAAATCTTCTTCCGAAATTTTGTCTCTACTCTGTAAAATTAAATTAGCTATATCAAGTTGATTTTTACTACCAGCTAATCCTGTAATTGGTGCTGTATCAGAACCAAATATTCCCGCTAAAGTTTTTACAGTTTCGGAATCTCCAAAACTTTTAAATGCCTGTACAGCTTGAAGAGCTTCATCTTTAGTAACACCTAAATCTTTAGCTAATTGTTTAATATCTCTTGCAAAAATTTGAGTAGATTGACTTGTATTTTTAAACCTAGAATTTAATTTAGCTAATGAACTGTTAAACTTTTCGCTTTCATCAATAGCAGAACCTATGGCAGTACCTAAAATTGACAAAGCAAAACCAAATTGACCTCCAATAGCTCCTCCTGCTAATCCACCAAGTCCACCACCAACAGCAGCAGCACCAGTTTGTCCAAAGAGTAACGGAAAAGACCCACCAATAATTGCACTACTGGCAGTATTTCCAATACTTTTACTTCTAGCAGCAGCAGCTTTTTTTGCTTCAGCAGCTTCTTGTTTTGTGAGTTTTATATTTCTAATAATTGCATCTGACTTACGTTTGATGAATATTAAATCATTTTGTGCTGTAGCAATTAATTTTTTAGCTTGATTAAAATTACCTTTTTTAGCTGCCGTTTCTGCTCTTGTTAATCTTAACTTAGCTCTTGTAACAGCTTTATCTTTTACATTTAACTTAAGAATATTACCTCTTAATGCTTCTGTTCTATTAAGAACATTTTGTATTTGAGTTTGCCTTCTAAACCTTTGATCTGCATCTGATTTTTTATCTGCTGATTTACCCCCTCCTTTATTTAATTGATTTACTTTTCCACTAACTTTGTCTAAAAGTTTTGATAATTCCTGTACTTTTTTTAAGCCTTTTACATTTACTTCTATATCTGCTCTTGTTGCCACGACTTAAAAAACAAAAGGTTACTTTATTTTAGCTTATCTCCTACGTTTTGCTTTTTCAAATTCTTTTTCTTGTTCTTCGTTAATTATTTGAAAATAACAACTCCAACCAATTATTTCATCTATAGTCATATCTCTTATCTCACCTAAACTCTTACCTAATTCTTTAGCTACAGCAAACTGCAACCTCATAAAATTATCTTTTTTTAATTCAGCCGTTAGTCTTTTGGGTCGATTGTATCTTCCTCACTATTAATTACAGCTAACATAAGAGATTGTAAATCACTATCTTTTACTTCATTTTTTAAAATATCTATTTCTCCAGCTTTAAATAATCTTTGACCATTTTCATCTAAAGCTTTATTTATAAGAAGTTGTAAAGCAAAACCATTTGTATCATCTCTTGATTGCCTTTGTGCTCTATCACGTTCTGCCATTGTTAGTGGACTTACATACATTTCAAAAATAGAACCATCAGACAGTGTAACTTCTTTCTTTTTTGGTTCAAGATTTGCTGCCTTTTGTAAACGCTCCAGTGCTGATAAATTACTTGCCATAAATAAAATTAATATACTGATATTCTAATGCAAAACATAAAAAAACCCCAGTTAATCTGAGGTTTGTTAAGTTATAAAAATTTAA